ATTTTTGTTATTAATTTTTTTAACTTCTTTTGTTATTTGTTTTTTAATTTTAGAGATTTTGTTCATTTTTGTGTTATGGTGGCTAAACCATGTATAAGCATAAATATAAGTTCTAATTACGCGTATTAGTACGTTCGCATGGAATATTTGCACTGCTCGATTTTGTAACACAACACAGGCAATCGTGTCACAGTGTTCCGGTCTTTTGCTCCCGGTAGCAATATTTATGAAGAATACACTCTTGGACCACTTGTATCGCAATCCATCATGTAATCTATAGCAGTATTTTGGATTGGTTGACCAAATTTCCAGGTGCTGAGCTGCTTTTCCCACAGCACCTGTTGCTCGAAATCCCAACCATATTTATTAATCAATGTAACATATGTGTGTGGTGTTGAATCAGCATAAACACCTCTCAGTTTCCACTCATCAATTTTAATATGTGTCGCATCTACACCTTCAGTTAATTCAAGAATCCTGTCCAAATAAGCATTTATTGGAGGTATAAAGTTGCACGTTTGTTTTAAACCAAGAGCCACACCACGCATTAATTGTTTGGTGTCAATATTGGGTGGTTGAACGAAAAAACCTATTTTTGACAGCACTTTACCAGGTTTCGGACCAAAAATAACACCTCGACTAGTTGGATACAAATTATTGGAACAAAATTCAATGTCCAGGAGATCTTTTGTGTTAGCTTCAGCATCAAAACCAAATCGAAGCATATATTCTTTCCATGGTATGGTAAAATTAACTGGAATGTGAGATAAAACGTTATCATCACCTTGTATGATCATTTTTATTAATTTTTTTATTGTTCTTATACCAATTCTGATACGTTGTCTAATCTCAACATAAAAAATGAAGAAATGTATCAGACCATTTAAAACAGAATTATACACACTTGTGTATGGATCACCAGATTTTCTTCCATCAGGTGACCGATATTTCAACCCACAAAGTGTTGAACCGGCTGTTTTAATATTAGCTTGCATTAATTGTTGTATTGCTGTATGATATTCATCAAGCAATTTTATTGTCAACCACACTTCATACTCCATCAACAAAA